CAATTAACTCCGCTCCGTAGGCATACGATAGGAATCTATCTATGTTTATCAAACTTGGGTATTCAAACAATATTGCATCAATGTATGGTGATCTAACATTGTACGCTGGAGACTTGTCAAACTTTACATCATAATATCTAGTTTCTCTTACCCTATTACCAGTGGTATGATTTGCAGCAACCGTTTGGAACTGTCCTCTTTCAAGGTTGTTAAAAGATGTTGCTGTCTTTGATAGGTATTTAATAATTTCATTATTAATCTTTAAATAACCAGTCTGTGGAAATTGCGTTGTCACTGTTGATAGTACATACATTGATGTATCTGAAGATGTAACATTGGCAGTTAATTCAGTAATTGTTAATGAAGCATTATCTGGTGGAGACCAAAGCTTTTGTAATGACCCAGAAATTGTTTGAACAGACGAGATAGGAATTACAACTTTGTTACACTGGAGTGAAACAACATAGTCTGCTTTTGTTATGTTTGTAGAATCACTAAGTGAAGTCTGAATACTTGCATGCTGATCAATTGATGGTTCAAAGAACCTATAGAAGTGTTCATACTTTGCTTTATCATATTCATTGATATAGAAACGACCCATATCCGCAAAGGAAATATCATTTGCTATCTCTCTAATAGAGTTCTCATTACCGTATAGAAAAGCAAACTCTGTTAAAGGTTGAATTGATGATTCAACATATCTATCCTCAACTTGCTCATCAGTAAGACATTTTCTATACATGGCAAACTCATCAACATACAGACTTCTTGCAGTTGTTGGTGGAACTTCTGTGCCCGATAAAGCGACTCCAGGTGCTGCAATACCTTCGTCAAAGTATGATCCTCTGCCTCCGATTGTAATATCCTTAGATGCCCAAGAAATTGGAGCCCCTTCAATTACTTCAGTATCTTTCAAATCACCGTTTACAAAATACTTTAACGATGAACCATCGTATGTCACCGCAATATGAGAAAAAGATGAGTTTGATAAAGCAGTGTTTGATGAAACAGTTTCTGTTACGACTGCACTATTTGCAAGAACACATTTAATCTTAAACCCATTTGATGACGAGTTATTAAAGAATTCAAAGCCAGTTGTTGGATTTGCATTACCCCAGTTACTAATATACTCCCCGTCACTAGAGAAAGAGCCGTTGTGAAACTTCCCAAAAAATTCAATTGACCAGGAATCCCGAACTTCAGATGTTAAATTGCTTGATACACAATACGGAATCCTCACATACGAATTGCTTTGAAGCAAAACAGATTTATCACCTGGATCAGATGTAAGACCCGATGGTTGGTTAAGAACTGGAGAGCTGACATAGACTCCGTTATTGCGATGATTGAAAGCATCCTCATTAGCAATGTTTGACGAGGCATCTTTACTACCTATTGAATCCATAGCAACGATAGTGCAGCACTGGCTTGCACTAATTAATACATCACTACCTCCATCTGGTGCTCTATAGAGTGATATATCAAATGATGGAGACCCAGCGTCATTGTAGGAATGGTAAAATTCAATTCTTAGCTTTCTAGGAACACCAGCTTTAAAATTAATCATCTGTGATGCATATCTTGTTGATACAGTTGCTAGATTGAATCTATTAAGAACCAAGATGTCATCAAGATAAATTCTCACCCCACCATAAGAGATTGTTACTACTAATTGCTCTAACCCAGAAGCTGGGGATATGTAATATCCATCAAATACACCATTGTAATATTCAGAATAAACTGCTGAGTCTAGCGCAGTGAATGAAAAGTTTGATAAATCAACTGCGTATGCTGAAGATGAAGATATACTTTTTGACAATGCAGTATATGACGGTGATGAGAATGCCTTTTCTCCGAGCGCTTTATCTAGCGGGCTCAGCTCCTTATCAATTGCATCCGCAACAATATCTTTTACGCTACTGTCTCTCTTATTAGTTGGCATTGCCCAGAAACGAGCACGAAGACCTGTTGATGACACAATATTATTACCGCTTCTATCAATAGACTCCTCGTTGAAAGAAAATGATGCAACAGCACCTCTGCTCTTTGCACCCCTGCGATAGTTATTTAGTTTGACAATATCTGCACTTGGGAAGTTTGCTCTCATTAAGAGATTCTCAATGGCATCTCCAACATAAGCATTTTGCATAAAGAAACCGTAGCTGATTGTTCTTTCTGATAAGAACTTACCCCAGTCTTGAAGGTTTGCACTAACAGACATGTCTGTTCCAGATGACCATTCGTCAACATAGAATGTTCCATTTTTTACATATTCATAAATATCAAACCGAACTTCACAGCCAGCCGTGTGTGATTTTGCAGTTGTGTTTCCATATCCTCTTTGTAAAATGGTAACGACATTAGATGAGTCAACCGATGCACAAAGAATTGTTTCTTCTGACTGAGTGTCTTTATCTAAAACTACAATAAAACTATCTCCAGCACCACCAGCAGGAAGCGCTGCTCTATCCAGAACAGTAAAGGACATAGCCGTATTGGATATATTAGATTGCAAAGCTGTAGTTAAATAAGATGCATCAATATTGTCAGATGGTGGTTTCTTAATTCTCCAGCCCGTATATATTTCAACTTCAAGGTCTTTAACCATGTATTGACCATATGTTGAGCTATTACTGAATATATTAAACACCTTTGTTGTGTTATCAAGATTGAGATCAACAGATGCTATTTCAGAACCGCCCACTGGTAAGCTTGTTGAGTGAACATCTCTTGCTCTATTTACCGAGTATGAGATTACATAATCACTAATATCTGTTTCATAAATAGGAACAATTTCTTGTATGCGAGCATAATCTTGTGGATTTACCGTTGTGTAAATGGTTACTCTAATTCTAGAAACATTTTGTGACGAGAGTGCTGTTGATAGTATATGGTCTTGATAATAGGAGCCTGCTGGGATTGTTCCAACTTCGCTTAACAATGTATTTAGCGAGCCATCAAATACCTGTAGTAGGTATGTTGAAATCTGACCGTAAAATTCTGATGTTACAATTCTGACCTTATTAACTTTTCTTGTTGTAAAAGTAGCTTCAACATAAGGATTTGTAGCAAACTCATAGCCATCATATGTAGCGTGAGCATTTGCTGTGCTTACACTATTTGACCACCATCCAAATTCAAGATTACTTCCGAGCTGTGTATTTGAAATATCTGAAGATGTTAGAGATGGCATTGCATACCATGAACCATCTGCCCTGATAACATTACCATCAACATCTTTTGCACCAGCAACAGCCCAAGTAAAGGACTGTCTCTTTATCCCGTTCATAGCCTCTTTTGCAGGAAAGAAAAACCCTCTGCCTGGATAGGCATTACTTGCTGGAGCGTCATTGGTCGTAATAACTAGATTATCAACATGTCTACTATCCAACCATTTGATAATAATTTTTGGCTTAATTCTTTGAGCAGGAGATGTTATTGCTGTATTAAAAGAGCTAGACAGCTCTTTTCCATACAATCCAGATGTTAGCATCTACACCTCCTCTAGCGTCATAGAGCAATCAAAATAGTATACATCATCTACAAGATCTCTTCTTATTAGATTTTCAGAGAAAGTAGATACAAAGACCGTAACATTTTCTTCTGTATATGGGGTAATTCCGTTCTCATCTTGATTAATAATTGTTAATGTATGAACATCTGGGTCCATAGATACCGTCTTGAGGTAATTTCTTGACTCTCTATAGTCAACTGTCTTGTTGCTATAGTTTGGAATAAAACTCCATTTAATATTAAATGTTCTTTTACCAGAAGAATTTGCTGCATTATTCTTATAGTATCTAGACGAATCACCAGCCCAATTTATATTTTCAACGAATAATGGTGTTACAGAGTAATCAAATGTTCTTGTTTGATTAGTCAATGGTTTTCCATCAAGCATTAATAGAGCCCTGATTAGCGAACTATCTGCAGTTATGTTCGCTCCAAACCTAATTGCCTCTGCACGAACATCCAGATTGTTAAGTATATTAATTCTTATTGTTGCTAAGAATATCTTGCCAGCGGTAGTGAGATTTACCTGACCAGATAGGTTTGCAACAGCAAAAGCAATTCTTGTTCCATTTGAAACCATTGATGAAAGAATTGCTATTTGAGATGCGCTATATGATGTTTTAACCATAGATGCAGACACTGATGAGTCGGAGCTCAAGACGCAAGATGAGATTAAAATCTTTGTTCCGCTTGCTACAGAGTTAGAATCAGCGGAGAGTGAAGCACTTGCATAAGCAATCTTTGTAATATTTGTTTCAACAAGAACTTCTGCTGAAATTACAACATCACCATCCTGTCTTTCTGTTGCAATAACAACAGTTGCGCCATCAACAGCAAGATTTGCTGCTGCATATGCAATCTTGTATGCATTTGATGTGAGCTGAGAATTTGATGCAATCGTAATATTTGTAAATCTGAACTGATAAGAAGATACTGTTAGTGTTACACTACTGTTGATATCAATAGTGACATCCGCAGCATCCGCTTGGTAGAAATCTATACCACGATTAAGTGGTTCACTAAATGAATAAAAACTATCTGACATCTTCTATTTCTCTTTAAGAGAAATCTCAACATTGTAGTAGGCACATTGGTTGGGAATATCTCTTCTCACTAGTGTTTCGCTGTATGAATCAACATAGACAACAGTATTATAAGATGGCTCTGCTGGATCTAAGGTGATTGATAGACTTGCAGATGAAGATGTTTTGGCAACTGATAGCAGATAGTTTCTTGCCTTACGACCATCAATTGTTCTTTCTGGATGGTCTGGGAGGTATTGAAAAGAGAGGGTGTATACATTCTTAGCGTTCTTAATAAACCTTTTTTTATTCCCGTTCAATAATTCAACATTTGACGCAGATGTTGCCATTGAGCTTGAGAATAGGCGACCATGCTCGGTAATTTCTTCCCCATTAATAACTACCAAATGTGTAATACCAGATTGTTGATTTTGTATTGTAGCTACCATTTAGAAACCGCCCTGTATTCCATTATAACTTGTAAATGTTCTTGATTCTAAACCAGCTGCTTTTTGTTGTCTTGGGAGTACATTAACATTGTAATCCTTCATCATTCCCTTAAACCATTCTTCTTCCCCGATAAAGGTGTCAACATTAATATTGACGGTTGAAACATTAGTTGTCTGTCCACCACCTGCGTATGCTGGTGCTCCAGAAGGTGCTCTAAACTTTGACTGATTAATGCTCTGCATTGTTCTTACACCCATGTTTCTCACAGCATCTGCGTTGATTACATATTCACCACCATGCAAGATTGCAGGGATTGCAGTTGATGGAGCTCCAGGAACATAACCACCAGTCTTATATTGCTTAATACCAAGTTTTGTATATTGCTTAGGTATTTTACCTAGAACACTATCTTCTGGCATAAGTGCGCCAATCTTTCCCTGATCCATTATTCCATTTCCAATTAATTCAATTAATCTTGATGGAGTTAGCATTTGTGACAAAAAATATGGGTTAACAAGATCTGTTGATGACGCTGGG